GTTTTGTTTTCGTCTTTATGATTTATTATTGGATAATTGTTTGGATTTTCAATAAAAGCCAATGCTACTAAACGATGGGTATATATAAGGTGCATTTTTCCGTCTTTGATTACATGAGTAGCCATATATCCATTATTTTTGGATTGTTTTAATATTTTAGGATTAGACTTATTCCCCTTGTGAATAGATGCAATCTTACCGAAATTTGACGCCAAATATTTTCCATCAAATCCAGGTATTTCTTTCCATATTTCTTTTTCGTCGTTCATATTAAATATTCGTTTTACTGTACGCATTTTATAATAGTTTTTACGTGTATATTAAATTTTGATTATGTTTATTTAAAAATGGCCAAAAGTGGCTATTTTCGTGTATTTGTGAAAATATCAAAAATCTTTTAAGGTGTACACATTCAGTGTTTTGTGTTGTACATTGTACATATTTTCCGTGTATTTGGTTGGCTATTACTTAAAAAACGGTAAATTATGCGAAAAAGAACTGAAACAAATTCAAATGGCGGCTTCTTTACCAGTGAAGCTCTTGTGTCTTATTACAATCTGACGAAAAAGACAATTACGGAATATACCGATGAGCTTACACGTCGATGCCGTTATAAAAGTACGGTGCAGCAGGTAGCTGATGGCACGGTCATGGATGACAGGTCACGTCTGATAGACCTTTATGAATCATGCTACATTCAGAACGCTCACCTTCAGGGTGTGCAAGAAACCCTTTATTCCATGCTGACTGGCGACCGTTATATGCTGGCAAAGCAGGATGAAAAAGGCAAGTGGATAAAGGATGAAAAGCAGTCCAGAATCACTCAGGGTATTCAGTTTGAAAAGATTATCAAAGGTATTCTGGATGCTAAAATGTTTGGTTACACTCTCTTGGAAATCAAGAATGAAGTGTGTCCTATCACTGGCCGTCTCGTTGAGGTCAATTCCATTGAGCGTAGAAACGTCCTTCCAGACCAGCGCAGGGTCATTCAGAGACAGCATGAGTGGTTGCCGAATTGGGATATAGATTCTGAGCAGTACAAGCATAATTATATCCTTATCAATACTGGAGGTTTTGGCATGTATGCAGCCACTACACCGCTCATTCTCGCCCAAAAGTACACACTCAGTAATTGGGTGAACTTCAGCCACACTTACGGCCAGCCAATCATTCATGGAAAAACCATTTCTGAAGATAGTGCTTCTCGTAGACGCTTGGCCAACGACATGGCTTCAGCTGCTCAGAACAAGATTATCGTGACTGGCAAGGATGATGAAATCGACATCAAGAACTTTGCCGCTTCCAACTCTGAGAAGATTTACGATAACCTGATTGCCTACGTTGACAAATGTGTCAGTAATCTCATCCTTGGCTCAGAGTCAATGGCTGGTGGTGAGCAGTCATACGTTGGTTCCACCAAGGCGCACGAAGAAATCCTCAGGGCCAGAATCAAGACCTATAGGACGTTCATCGAGAACACCATCAACGAGCAGATCTTGCCAGTGTTGAATTATTGGGGTTACGTCACTGATGATGTGTACTTCAAGTATTCCAACCAGGTTGATATGTCTAACAAGGACAAAATCGAACTGACGAAGCTGCTTGTCACCAACTATGAATTTGCACCTGAAGAAGTCGAAAAGATGTGGGGTGTCGAGGTTGGTGAACAGCGTCTTGATACTTACGGTGGTGCTGGTGGCGGCGATTACTCTGAAGGCGAGAATGACCATCATATCATGTCGGATGCAGAGTATGAAAAACGCTATGGTCATCCCAGAGGCACCAAGAACCGCGTAAATTTTCTAAAGGGTATGCGAAAGAAATAGCCGCTCGCATACCCTACAAAGACATCAAGGCAGAATTGACGGAAGAGGAACAGGCTCAGTATGACAGTGAGCATAAGAAGTTGCTTGCCTTGTTCATTGCGCTGCTGAGAAACCTTCATAACGACCAAATGGTTGACAGTCTGTATGCACTCTCAGAATTGCGTGCAGAATACCTTATTACCCATGCCTTTGAAGGCTTTGACATCGACATGGAAGAGGCCATTCAGTTGTTGAAGGCCAAGAACGACAATACTTTGACGGAACAAGACCGAGATAAGATTGACAGGCTTCTTGCAGCAGTCAGGAACCTCATTGAGTTCGCAGTTGCAGAGGAATATCATCTTTACGTTGAGGCCAGCGAAATGGTTGAAAACGTAGATTTCGATGACATTGACGAGGAGCTGATGGATGAACTTGAGGCTGCTTGTGAAAGGTACAATAAGGTCTATGCCACCGTGGAGAACGAAGATACCAAGTATGCTATGGCTATGGCTGCTTGGTGGATTGGCGTTGGTCGGCGTGACTACCTGATGTATATGACGCAGGGTGATGACCGAGTGCGCCCTTGGCATGCTGCATTGGAAGGATTCACTGCCAGACGTGACGATTTCCCAAGCTGGATGATACCGCCTATTGAGTGGGGTTGCCGCTGCTATCTCGTTGACATGGCTGGCGATTCCGTTCAAAATACCGCTGACTTACATAATGTCATGGCCAAGACACCTGAGAAACCACCTCAGTTGAATAGCATTTTCTCAGAATCGGTATGCAAGTGTGGCCGTATCTTTGGTGAGACGCATCCATACTTTACTGTGAACGGCAATGACGTTTCTATGCTCAATGACTTTGTTGAAAAGCTGAAGGAAAAGTGGTATGTCGAGTAACAGCTTTGAAATAGGAAGATACGAGTATAGTACCCTTGGTGGAAAATACTACCGTGCCAAGATAGGTGAGACCTTTGCGAAAGAGATTTCTAAAAGCACCTATCAAAAATACTACATGCAATATCACGGCGGCACTCCAAAGGGTGTGCGTACTCGTACCAACCTGAAGCTTTCTGAAGGCTGGAAGAAGCAGTTATGGTCCAAATCATCATGGGGCAATAGTCCTTGGAACAATGGTGGTAATAGGCTGCAAGAACACCTCAGACCACTAACCATCAGTGACAAGCGAGATTTCTATGGCAGGGTACAGACTGAAGCTGGAAGGACTAATTCACAATGGGGTGCCAAACTTAGCAACGGTAAATACAAAGGTACTGTCTTTGTGTTGAATGGTTTTCAAGAATGGATGAAACACCTTCAGATTGCTAAGTATCAAATGACTGTTCAAGCAGAGCATTTTCGCATTACCGTTGGTCAGCGAGCATTGAGAGTGTTTCAGTTGTCATTTAAGTATCACAAATTTTACAATGAGGATTCCAGATGGAAAGAGCTTGCATCATATACTCGAAGAAAGCGTATAGTGGCCGGTACTTGGTTTGGTTCTCAAAAGAGTAAATTGTATGAGACTGGAACAATGGCCGGTGCATTTGATTATCAACAAAATGTAGGAAATATAACAAGAATATCAACAGGCACACCAACTACTGTAAGAAAAAGAATGTCTGTAAGAGACGTTATTAAGGGGGTTCCAGTTAAGGGGAGACCAACTTATACAACAAACTACATCTATGCTGGAATACATAATGAAGGTGTTCCAAAAGGAAGAAAACATGGTTCTAAAATCCCACAACGGCAATTTATGGGATGGAGCAAATCACACTCAACTGTTATGGATAAAATTGACACTTTCGCATACGAGATTGCAGACCGCTATTTGTTTGACAGTGTGTTCCTGACAAAGAGGCCGTAATCTATTAACTAAAAATGAACTGATATGATTAAAGATAAGGTAAGCGGAGAGGTCATCAGTAACAACAAACAAAGCGTATTGGCGACTAATGAGGCCGCCGTTATTGATAATGTTGTGGAGGTGCCAGAACAGGTTGCCTCAAATGGCCCTATGGATGTTTTGAAGGCCATGAAGGAGATACTAAAAAAGGTGACTTGGCAGTATGGCGTACCAGACAGTCCTCAGATATTTAAGACCGTACAAGTTGATGACGGTCAGTATGAACGTATTATCAATACACGTGGCAACATAGAAGAACCTATAGGTTTTCCGTGCGCCTTTGTTCATTTCATCAACTGGCGATACCTTGTTCAGGCTAACAGGATAAATGAAGGCCGAGCTGAACTTCGTATAAGGTTTATTCTTAACCGACTTAACAATCACGATGGCGATAATGATTTGGAGGTTTATTATGTAGCTGAGAGAATTAACCAGACAATACAGGAGAATATTCAAAATTATACGTGTCTGCAAGAACGCTGCAATCTTCAGTACATTGACCCGATGGAGAGTTTTGACCACGGCCTTCAGCCTTGCTGGATGACGTATGAAATATGGTTTAGACAACAAAACATTTGGGTTAACAGGAGAAAGGTCTATAGGAAATTAGTAATGCCTCCATTTACCAATCATTCAGACCAAAAGCCAGAGTCAAATATTTATAATCATAACAATTCTGAGCATCCAAGAACGTATGACGAAGCAACATCTTTTGATAGTCCTTAACAACTGATTTTCAATTTGTTATGCTGTTTTTTATGCCATATATAAACAATTTTGAAACTATTAACAGAAAATGGCAAATATTATGGCAAAACAGCAAGAATTAAAGTACATCCTTGGCAAGGTGGCTGCTGGCCTCCCTGCTGACATCTGTTTCTATGACGATGTGGATGACTGGAGCGTTGAGCGTTTTCTGTGGGAGTTCGACTGGCTTGTAGAGAATTGTCCTTCAAAGATTCGCGTCCACATCAATTCGTGTGGTGGTAGCTGTGTGGAGGGCATGAGTGTTTTCACCAAGATTCTCGATTGTCAGATTCCTACTGAGTGCATCAACGATGGCCTTGCCGCTTCTATGGGTTCCGTTATCTGGGCCGCTGGCAATGAAGTCTACATGAAAGACTATGCGCTCCTGATGATTCACAACCCCTTCATTGATGGAAGCGGAGAAGTTCAAAAGGACCAGATTGTTGAGGCTTTCACCAAGCAGCTCAAGACCATCTACAAAAAGCGTTTCGGTTTTGATGACGAGAAGATTGAAGCCATTATGAACGGTGAGGAAGGCAATGACGGTACGTTCTTTACCGCTGCCGAGGCCGTAGAGAATGGTTTCCTGACGCAAGACCATGTAATCGAAACACCTTCAGCAGAACGCGGTCAGGTTGAAGCAGCTTTGAAGGGTATCAAAGACGTATCTAAAATCAAGGCTGTCATGGACTTAGCGGTTGCCAAACCCAATGTACAGGCTATTAACGAGAAAAACAATATTGTTTCACAAACCAATCAAAAGATGGAAGAAAAAATGATTGCAGTCGCCGCTCTACTTGGAATTACCAGTGAGAAGGCAAGTGTTGACAGCGTAACCGCTTCTATCAAGGCTTTGCAGGACAAGGCCAAGGAGTTTGATACGCTGAAGGCAAGCTATGACACGCTGAAGCAGGAGCATAGCAACATGGAGACTGAATTTGCAGCAAGCAAGGCTTCAGTCCAGAATCTTACCGCCGATTTGCAGAAGGCTAACGATGACCTGAAGAAATATCAGGACGCTGAGAAGGCCGCTTTCGATGCACAGGTGGAATCTCTCGTGGAGGCAGCTGTTCAGGCTTGCAAGATTAACAAGGACGACAAGGAGTCTTGGGTTGAAATGGCGAAGAACAACTTCAACCTGACCAAGAAGGCTCTTGACAGCATCCCCGCTCGTGAAGACTTGGGCAAGAAGGCTGGTACAGCCGAGGCTACCAAGGCTAAAGAGGGGATTAAGTCTGAGGAAGAGAAGCTGAAGGCCAAGGTTGACGAGGTTGTAGGCGACAAGTTCGAGTTCCGCAAGATGGACTAATCAACAAAAGTATTAACAAAAACCAATAAAGAACAATGGGAGCATTTACGTTTAATGCCGGTCAGACCAATTATACTGGTGAGGTTCTTGAGGACCTGCTGACCTACACCGCGCAAGAGAATGAGACCTACAAGGAAGGTCTTATCCACATCAAGAGTGGTATTCAGAAGAAGTATGCTCTGCCCAGCGTCCAGTTGGGTGAGATTATTCAGGACCACGTTGCTACTCCTGACTCCAGCAAGTCTAAGGGCGGCTATGTGTTCGCTGAGCGTTATCTGGAGCCTGAGGACTTTATGATTTACTTCGAGTTCAATCCTCGTGACTTCGAGCAGTATTACAAACCCTTCCAGCCCAACGGCAACCTTGTGTTCCGTGAGCTTGACCCGAAGGTACAGGCTACGATGATTCGCCTGCTTATGGAAAGCAAGGCCGAGTACATCAACCACGCCATCTGGTGTGCTGCCAAGTCTGCTACCAAGGCTCAGCTGAACGCTGGAAACAGCAAGACGCTGGAAATCGGTGCTGACGATGCTGCTGGTCCTATGAAGTATTTCGATGGTGCTTTGGCACGTCTGCTGATGAACGCAGCCGCTGGTGCTGACACCGAGGACGCAAAGTGTGGAAAGTGTACTATCGCTGGTACTGGTGCTTTCTCTAATGGTGCCGCTGTTGAGGCTGAACTGTTCGCTATGTGGCAGGCTCTTCCCCCGAAGGTTCGTAAGAAGCAGGGTCTCGTTATCCTGATGGACTACACCACTTGGGACAAGTACAACCTGTACCTCAGCGACAAGACCTTCAAGTACAGCGACAACCGTCAGGAGAACCAGCACCTGTTTCAGGGCAAGCGCATCATTCCTATGGTCGCTCTGCCTGAGGACACCATCGTAATGGGTGTGTTCACCACTGGTTACGATTCTAACCTCTGGATGGGTGTTGACTATGCCAACGACGAGAACGTGCTTCAGGTCGAGAAGCTTCAGGCCAACTCTGAGCTGTACTTCTTCAAGATGCTGCTCAAGATGGACATTAACATCGTCCGTCCTAAGGAGATTATCGCCCACATCCCCGCTACAGTAGGTAGCTCTCCCGCACCCACACCTTCTTACACCTATTCGGCTGTAACTGGTGATGCACTGTACGCACAGGTTGCTGAGCCTACTGGCAATCCTTCGACCAGCGGTTACTTCGAGAAGAGTGGTAGCACCTATACTGCATCTGAGGACACCTCTGTAAACAGTGAGAAGACCTACTATACCGCCAAGTCGCCTAAGACAGAGGGCTGGTACACTAAGGATGGTGATGTTTACAGCGCAACCAACGACACAACCCAGCAGGTAGGAACAACCTACTACATCCGTAGCCAGGCTTAACTGAGTGATAACGTAAGGGGAGCCTAGAAACTCCCCTTACTTAAAAACAAAGAATATGGCAAGAAAAGCAAAAGAAAATCCTGAGGTAAAGAAGCCAACGATTGAAACACCTCAGAAACCCAAAGAGCAAGCATCCCAGCAGAAGCAAGCTGAGACGAAGGTTGCTAAGCCAAAAGTCGAAGCACCTCTTGACCCGATGGTGGAGCAGGCCATGAAGCTGAATCCACACATGAAGTCAATGTGGATTACTTCTCGCGGTTTTGTTCATCAGGCTACTGCCCCAGAATATCTCCGCAAGGATGCCAAGTTCTACGTCAACAAGTATTATAAACAATAAAAGACAACAAGTATGGCAAGTAAAACAAATCTTGGCGGTGTTTTTACCACCGACCTTGACAATCAGATTACCAGTGATGTTGTGGCCAGCACCGAAGCTGTTGGCGGTATTATCTTCGATACTGCTATTGTGGGTGGATTGGCCGCAGCCCTTGGTGCCGGTGCCGCCGCCACTGTCTTCGCAAATGGTAACGTCGTTGAGCTGAATAGCACCGATGACGTGAATGAGGCCGGCATCAACGAGAACGTTTTGCTGGGTCTGGCCAAGAAGCACATTGATGACTTCTTCGCCCTTGCCGGTAGCGGCCAACGCCTTTTCGTCTCGTTTATGGACTCCACGACCGACACGGATTTCGAGGCCATCGAGAAGATGCAGGTCGCCGCTGGCGGCATCATTGACCACATTGGTGTTTGGACTGGCATTCCTATTGCAAATCAGGAAGATGTCTACACCAAGGTATCTAATCCAACTGGCAATCCCAGTACACTCGGCTACTACAAGCTCAGCAATGACAGCTACGTGGCCGCCAGTGAGACCGAGGTTGCAAGCAACACCGACTACTACATCAAGTCCACGACCCTCGCCGTTCCTTCCTCGAACATCATCACTAAGATGGAGGCACAGGCCGAGACGCTTGGTGGCAAGATCGGTGTGACTAACTATGATGGCAATGCTCCTGTAGTTATCCTGCTCAATGCGCCCATCGCAAATATTGCTGAGATTGACTACAAGAAGCTTCCAGACCTCTCTGGTTTGGACTGCCCCAAGGTTTCTGTCCTCATCGGTCAGAGCGCAGATGCGGCAACCCATGCACTCCAGTTGAAACTCATCGACACTGGCAACACCCCGAACTACGTCACCGTAGGCAACATCGGTGCCGCAATCGCCTGTCTTGCAGTTGCTCCCGCCAATGAGAGTATTGCACATGTCGCTAACTTCAACATCACTCGTGTAGCACCGTCAGCAGAGCTTGGTTTCGGAAACCTTGCAGTGACTGGCACGTCTGGAGCACGCACTTGGGGCGCAACGGCTGCCTATACCAACATCAACACTCTCAGCTACCAGAAGCGCAACACGTATCTCCACAACAAGGGTTATGTGTTCCTCACAACCTACGACGGGCTTGAGAATGCGGTGTTCTTCAGCAGCGACCAGACACTCTCTCAGGGCGACTACAGCAAGATTGCACTTGTCCGTGTGATGAACAAGAGCCGCCGTGTCGTTCGCCGTGCCCTTCTGCCCTACGTCAACGAGGACTGGGAGGTTGATGCAGCCACTGGTGAGCTGTCACAGGTATCACTCTCGATTATTCAGGACCTCGTGCTCAATGCAATCCGCGTCAATATGGTTGAGCCTGGCACGACCAATCCTCAGGTGAGCAACGAGACCTGCACTATTGCGAGCGGTCAGATGATTCTCGCCAATGACTCTCTCAACGTGAACTACTCTCTCACTCCGCGTGGCTACACCGGTATCTTCAACGTGACGGAAGGTTTTGCTCTTGGTAATTCTTAACTTAAAAGCGAAATAAGAATATGGGAACGATAATTAACAATGTAGCATGCAGCTGGTCAATGATCGAGTTGACCCCTACGAGCAACGTTGCTGGTTTTACCAGCGACATGTTGCTTGACTGTACTGCAATTTCGTGGAACACTGAACGCAAGATAGAAAATATCTATGGTATCGGCGGTCAGCCCCGTAAGCGTGGAATGGGCAATGTCGAGTACACTGCATCAATCACCCTTCCGTACAACACGCAGGCAGCTTTGCGAGAATTGAGCGAAGATGGTACACTGATGGGTCTTGGTGAGTTTAACCTGAAGGTTAGCTGGGTCAACGAGCTTGGTACTGATGCAAAGCTCAATATTGGTGGAAGCGCATCTCAGAAGATTGAGATTGTCACTATCGCAGGTTGTGTGTTCAGCCAAGGTGGTATGGAAGCAACTCAGGATGATACATCAATCACCAAAGAGTTTGATTTGCACCCAATGCGTATCTATGGTACAAAGTCTGGAAGTGCTGCCTCTCAGTGGGTAGAGCTTTACGGTAAGGACGCTTGATTCCAAGTCTCATAGATAAATTGTTTGTGTAAGGGCCGCTCCATTTTGGGGCGGCTTTTTATATAAAAGTCATATTGAAACTATTATAGAATGACACAAACAAATTTTTAACCAAATTATTCAAGCAATGGAAGCAACTATGCAAAATGCGGTGCAGGCTCCCCAGAATGAGTCTGAAGAGAAGAACGTTAACGAGAATGTGATGTTCACGGATGTGGACGTGCCAGCTGATGTCAGTGCCCAGATTGGCGAGAAAATCAAGGAGCTGAAGGCGAAGTTCGGCGTGAAGAAGGTGTTTGTCATCGTGGTAGAGGGTGACGAGGATGACAAGAAGCCGCTGTATATCGGCTACTTCCGTCGCCCGAACCTGATGCAGTTTAGCGTCTATATGAACTTCGTCCAGAAAGACCTCATCCAGGCTAACAAGCAGCTTGCGAACAACGTGTTCCTTGACGGCGATAAGGAGCTGGTGGATGATGAGGACCTGTTCCTTTATGGCACTATGCAGCAGCTGAGCCACGTCATTGACTCGCGCAATTCTGACATGGTAAAGAAATAAAGCGTTGCCAGATTGGTAAGGAGGATTACTTCCGGCAGCGCTTTGCCCTCACTTTCTACATCTATCCTCAGTTGGATTACAATGATATGACGTTAGAAGACTTCGCTTTCTGGAGTGAGAACGCATATTGGGTATTCAACCAGCAGTTAATGGCGGGTCAAGTGTCTGGCCAGATGTCTGCTTTAGGTGCGCTTGGTGCAGGGATGAAAAAGTAACAATGGCAGGGGCCAACAAGGTCTCTGCCATTTTTGCGCTATTATCAATAAACAGATTATTATGCCAAACTTAGGTTACGCCACCACACAAGAAGGCCATTTTAAGAATACCACACTCATTGTTCCAGCTGACGAGAGCGTGTGCGGTATGTTATTTGACATCAGCGGTTTTGATAATCCTTTTGACGACTACCTTGACATCTACTACAGTTTCGGTTCTGGTCAGGTTGTGCAGATAAACAGTCTCAATGACGCGATAGAGCTTGGTCTTGGTGACAACAATTTCCTGAACGGCCTTGTATACTATCATATCTCGATGTTCTACGACTATGTAGGTGACAACAGGCCGCTTTACTTGACATTCGCTGACTGCTCATCAGACTGGGATGCCATCGGACTTATGCAACGTGAGAGCGGCGGCAGGATTTTCCAAGTTGGAATCTGGACCTATCAGCAAATGTGGAGTGTCAGGAATGACAATTCAATAGAGTTCACGAATCTGATAACTCAAATTGAGACAAGCGTTGAGGAACTGACAGGTAAGATAGGCCAGTCATCGTTTTCGCCAACACCGTTAAGCGTTGTTCTGAGTGCTAATACATCAGTTGTATCTAACATTGAAAAAGTCTTGAAGAAATTGCCTGATGCAACAGTATTAGAAGCACCAAAAGTATCAATTTTGCTTTGTCAGAATGGCTCAGACTATATAAAGTCAAAACAGTCATTGAATCCGCAAGACGCACCGTTCAGCTCAATGGGATTTGCATTGGCCGCATTAAGCCTTGCTGATGCAGAGAAGTGTATAGGTGCCGTATCAGACTTCAACCTTAACAAGAATGAGCAGTTCAGATATCCTGAGATACCTATTGGTGATGGTTATAGTATTGACGACGAAGTAAACAGAGTAGTGTTGAATACAATAGCCACACTGGGGTACATTGTTCCAGTCATATACGACGGTAAGGACGGGGAATGTTTCTTCAATAGCGACACAACACTAAGTAGGGGCGATTACAAGACGATCGCCAACAATAGGGTTATTCACAAATGCCGCCGTTCAGTCTATACGGCCATCTACCCATACATCAACAGCGACCACATATATGAAAGCGGCCAGCGTGGTATATCATCATCATCCATTCAAGAGATAAGCAATGCCATTGGCGACATACTTTCTGGAAATCTCATCAACAAGGGCGGTGAATATCAGATTTCAGGGTACAACATTGACATATTCAGTAGCGATGATATTCTAAATGACGGTGTTGTTTTCGTCAAATATTCTGTTGTGCCGGTGAATTACAATGATGTATTGACGGACACT